GTATCAAGACCATGCTTCACGGCCAGTCCAGAGCGAGGTGCAATGCGACCATAGGTCCCGACCGGGAGTCGCTGAAGACCGATCCCAGTGGAGACAACCACGCGCTGACCCGGGAACACCACGTAGTGGTCGCTGCTGTAGAGGTCAAAACCGGCTGCGTCTGCTGAACCGCGTGAAGGCAGGATTGCTGTGGGCTGAAGGCGGACAACTTCCATTCTGGTATATCAATGCGCATTCTCTTTATTAGTACAAACACACATTGTCTTTAGCGCATTCGAAGCGGAAAATGAAATAACTCATCTGATCCATTGTTTGGAGATCACCGGTTTTACCATCAAGGAATGTAAATGTAAGCGTCTTGATTTGACGAATCGGATTAATATATTCCATGTCCGTCGGATAATCGTTTCCTGATTTCCATATAACACGGTAATCGGATGCTGCTGTTGTGACATTGGAGGTTGGTATAGTTACAAATGCACGGTCAATTAAACCTTTATTTAAGATTTGTGTTGCAACTCCGACGTTTGATGTCGTACCGCCAAGTCCTACGTTATAGGCTGGACCTGCGCGGGTTATGAATTTCGATGTGAGCTCTTCGACATAGACGTGGCAAATAGCATTACTGTATTGCTGGTGAATACTCGCCATAAGAAGTTCAGCCTTGACAACATTACGGAGAGGAACATCCAGGAATACTTGGAATGATGAATATTGTGTCGGTGTGCCAAAAGAATCGACACGAACTGTATACACTTCGCGATTTGCACAGTTTGTGCTCATTAATAGTAAACCAGAATATAAATTTACATGATTTTAGACATGACCAACATCGTCGCGAGGACAGTGTTCATGGTTGAAATTGCAATGGTATCCTGGAACACATGAACGACTTCGTTGACATTTAATTGAGCGTGATGAAAAGCAATATCATTCACAGCATCTGGCACGAGACCGAGTGTCGCTCCCCGTACCACATGTTTCTGAATCCTCGAACCAGAACGGAACGTCTGGCGAACAATCGGATGTCGTTCAATACGACGAATCATGATTCGCGTATGCACGCATGGCTTATTCATATCCTACTTGCTCTTGATATTTTTAATAATCTTCACAGCATTCCGTGTTGCGCCGGACACATCACGATTTTTTATGCGTCTGATCAAGTTTCGAACCAACTTGACATTCTTAGGGGCGAGATTTTGAAGTGCTCCGAGACGTGAAACATTCTTCTGACCCTTTTCTGGGTTCTTGCCAGTAAGAGGGTTACGTGGTTTGATCCCTGCGTACACGAAGGATCCTGCAAGTACAGTGAGTACAGAGTCGTACAGTTTCTTGAGACGCTCAATTGGCAAACCATACATACGTGAATATACTGGATGTAAATCTTCACGACTTGATCCAGGGACATATGCGAGCGTCGAATCAACAAAGTCCATTGGCGCAGGCTGCCCTGGAAATTGAATACGGAATTGTGATACATAATATACTATCTTCCCAGTTGCTGGAATGAGTTTGATATCTGGTACAAAATCATTCACTATGATTCTAGCATTTGTACGAGTGTATTTTTTGTTAAGCCAAGAAACAAACCCAGTGACGTGTTTGTACATGATGGTCTTCATCATCAACGCACGTCTACTCGCTTCGCGGTACGACAATCGCTTTGACACGGCAAATGTAAAATCAAAATCCTTCGTGTCAATCACTTTTTTTGGCGCTGGCTTTCCTCGCGCTTCAAGATACAGCTTGACACCCATGCCTCCACCAAGTTCGGGGACAAATAAATTACGGTACACCCGAAGGAGCGCACGATTCTTGCGACAATACTTGATGAACAATTGAGGGAGCTCTCTCACAACAGACACTCGTGAAAGAACTGGAGCATGATCAACTCCTGGTCGAATCAGTGTACGACCAGCGTCACATAACATAATTTCAGCTGGAAACATTCCACCATGAAAACCAGTGCGTTTTTGTGGAGCGTAAAACCCATCATAGCCGTTTTTGATGAGATATTCTTGACTCAGACGTGTAAATACATCAGAGTTTACATTCGTCAATGAAAGGCGTTCACCTCGGTTCATTGGTCGAGCAAGGTAACGTTTTGGTGCTTTTCGACCTGTGATGCGCTGGTAAGCATTCACCTGCTGAACGCGTGTTACATTTGTACCGAGTACAAATCTGAGACCCGCAACAGTTTCTCTGCTTAATTCTGGAAATACGCGTTTCACATTTGGATGTGTGAGTAGAAACAGACGCAATGATCGTTTTGCAATGAATGGACATGCCGTGTTTGTGTTTGAATATGATCGCGCGATACGTGCGCTTTGAGTTGCGAAAAAAGTACGAGTACTTTTGAGCAGCGATCTACATCCTGTAGTACGGTTCCCAAATCCTTTGTAGAGACGGGTACCCGCTGGAAGAATTACATCTGCCATCTACTTCAGACGAACATCTTTTTTGTCTGTACGACCCAAGGTGCACAGCTTGCACGCATCGTAAACCCCCTGATAATACCGTGAAGACAAACGTTTTTCGAAAATTTTCTCGGAAGACTGAAAACCTTTTTGTTAGAGGTTCTGATACATTTTTTGTTTTTAGGACCCACTCTGAGACAATTCTTCATTACTTGATGCCTAGAAATTCTCTTCCAATCTTGGAGCCTACAAACATCCCAGATGCTGCGACGATCGAAATGACCGCGTGACGGGTGTTCGTACTGAGCATCTGCGCATGAATGATTACAAGCGTCAAAAAACTTATCCAGAAAAGGGAGACGTAAAAGTCCATTTATATATTCTGAGATTAAATACCAAACGACTCGAAGAGCTCTTCTGCGGGTGTTTTGGGATGGTCAGGGATCACAGTGAACCACTTGCCATGTGGTCCGCATCTCTTTGCGTCATAACGCACGAGCTTAGCGTAATCGTGATACACCTTTGTTTTGCTCACTGCGACCAATGAGCGACCACACGTCTTGTCACCGGGATTGTAATACAGACAGAGTTTACACAAAGTTGACATTATCGTTTAATACATGGCAAACTTTAAACGATAAAGGAGAGCGTTGAATTGTATGTAATGTCGCAGCAGCCATGTATTTTTCTGTCGACACCGTGTTACGGAGGGCTTTGTCTTCAGGCTTATGCAGAGTCTATTCTAAAACTACAACAACTGTGTGGGCGCTACGGAGTACAGCTGATGCTTGATACAACCGAAAACGAATCTTTGGTGCACAGGGCTCGTAACATTTCAGTCGCACGGTTCATGCAAAAGTCTCAAGCGACTCATTTCTTGTTCATCGATGCTGACGTACAATTTGAAGCCGAATCAGTACTACGCCTTCTTGCATCAGGGCATGATGTATCGTGTGCTGTGTATCCTAAAAAGGTGATTATGTGGGACCAGGCTGTACAAGCCATTCCGACTGGAAAAGACATTTCCAAGGCGTCTTCATCTCTTGTTATGAATTTTAAATACAATAATTCACCAATCATGAATGGTTTTGTCGAGGTGTTGGATGGACCAACTGGATTTTTGATGATTAAACGCGACGTCATAGAACGTATGTACGCTCAATACCCTGAACTCAACTGCAAAAATGATCACCAAAACCGAGACTTTGAAGATTATTGTGCAGTTTTCGATTGTATGATTGACCCTACGAATCGTCGTTACCTATCAGAGGATTATGCATTTTGTCGTCGTTGGCAACAAATGGGTGGTAAGATTTTTGCAGACGTCACAACGACACTCGGACATGTTGGAAATCTGAGGTTTCACGGAACACTCGCAGAACGTTTAAAGAGTCAGAACGACTCTTGAGCATGTATGTTGTGTGTGTAACTCGAAACAAATCGATTGCAGTGACGACGCTTCATTCGTTAATGACCGTTAGTATGCATGCATCACATAGACAGATTCATACAGAGTTTATTTTTGCAGAAGGTCTTGAAGCACTTCCTAAATTGGTCAAATCAGGTGAACGTATCATCTGGTTTGACTACGGAACAAATCTTGATCATGAAAGCGTTCCACGACTATTCAATACAATGGAGAAGGATATTCGAGTCGTTGTATTTCCATCAGTTGTAGAGGGTGTTGACTGGGACATGTTCCGTAAAAAAACAATTGCTGGTTCCACAGAGCCGGTTCATCAACGTGCTCTTAACTTTGATACAAGTGTCACAAAAAAGGTTGTAGGTACTGACTTTTACGACGTAGACAAAACATCGGCACGTGTATGGGTCATGGATGCAAAGCCGATTGACAAAAAATTGAAAAGTATTCAAAAAAACCTGTCATGTGATTCTTACGAGAGTCTCTTTGCTCACCTGAAATCAAACAACATACGCGTAGTAGCATTGCCAACTGCGACTGTCATTCGTCACTTTACATACAAGTGTCTTGGAAATATATTAGAAATGCCTAGTGTCGTTATGAATCCTTAAGGACAACACGCAATTACTAGACATGTACGACGTAGATATTAAACAGTATATCCATAATGTCTGGGAATCTAAAGATCCATTGTGGTTTCCAGGTCCTCAGCCTATATCCATAGAACGTAAACATTTTCGAATTCTAAAGTCTCAACCATATGTCGTATGTGAAAAAACCGATGGTGTACGACATATGCTTGTGTGCTTTGAGGCGAGCGATGGAAAAAAGATTTGTGCTCTGGTTGATCGAGCGTTCCGAGTCACATATACGACTTTGACAGTTCCTCGCGACACTGTTCTTGATGGAGAACTTCTGGATGGAGTATATCATGTATATGATGCAGTGCGCGTCAAAGGAGAAGACATTCGCAAAATGACGCTCACAGAACGACTCGCGCGTGCCAAGGCTGTTGTCAGATCTATTTTGAAACAGCCCAAGTTGATTGTCAAGGTGAAGGAAATGATTCCACTGTCTCAAATTGCATCAATTCAATTGAGCGAAAAGTCTGACGGACTCATATTTACACCAGTGGAAGAACAAGTGCGTATCGGTACACATGAGACACTCTTCAAGTGGAAGCCTAGGCATCTCATAACAATTGACTTTCTCGTGAAGAATGGAAAAGACCTCTACATCATGGATTATCGGACGCTCCGTAAAGAAGCTGAGATACATCTCAGTAAGAGACCTTACGCAGACGGAACTATTGTGGAATGTGAATATGGTGAATTGGGATGGACGCCAGTCAAAGAGCGTCTAGACAAGAATCATCCCAATAATCGACGGACGTATGAAAGAACCATTGTCAATCTGAGAGAAAATATTAAACTCGAAGAATTTTATGTGTGTTAATATAAATGTCCACTATTAAATTTTATGTCGTCCCAGCAGTTCTGTATGCTCTCGTTGCCAGCCCAGGTACATACCAGGCGACACGTAACGTGTTCGGGACCTGGGTGTCTACCAGCGAGGGCACAGCAAAAATCGGCGGTCTGATTCTCCACGCCATCGTCTTTATCTTGCTTGCAACACTCGCCATGCGCTTTTTTCCAAGCAAACGATCGGGCTTCAACCACCCAGGTGGTGTTAGCAGTCAAGGGATGATGGGTAGTAGCACCAAGCCGACTGAGGTTCCTCACGAATTCAGCATGGCGGAATACAATTAAACATCATACTCGCGCTTTGAGAGCTCAGACTCCGTTGGATGCTGCTGATGAAGTGCCCGCGTGAGATCATTCACCTCGTCCCACGCGATGCGACACTCCTTTGAATCCTCGTAATCAATACACAGGTTCTTTGCATGCTCAATCGCCTTTTTTAGCTTGTATCGAATGTACCCCTTACGACGTGCAGGCTGAGCAGTGCAAGTGACAATTGGACGAATCGTGAGCATTGTTGTTATATAAAAGTCAGAATGCTTTAGTACATAATGTCAAGAGGTTTGTTGAACGTTGGAAATACGTGTTATTTTAACTCGGCAGTCCAGTGTTTGGCACATGTACCAACACTCACAAATCGGTTTCTTCGCGATGGTCCCTATACAGGTGATTGCGAAGTGACTCGCGCATATTCCACTTTGGTTCGCCACATGTGGAATCGAAAGGAAACTGGTCCACTCGATCCCCGTGATCTCCTGCACGCATTCCAGGCGAAATTTACAGATTTTACACCCCTGCATCAACACGACGCACATGAAGCAGTACTGTCTCTCATGGATGCGCTCGAAAAATCACTCGGACTTGATTACATGAAACCCATTTTTTACGGGAAAGAAGAACAACTTGTCGTGTACCCAGGGGGAACTTCTTCAAGAACACACGACTTTTGTTCTCTCTTTGTCGATTCACCTGATCACATGGAAAAGTATGATAAATATCACATTCTAAGTGATTACGTGGATGATGCTGGGAAGAAATATAACGCCGCTGCTATGCAGACAATCATCAAAGAGACTGGACAGTGTATGTCAGCCATATTCACTCAAAAATGTCCTGCGGAACTGATTCTAGATACATACAATGGAATGAAATTATTCGGACTTGTCATTCATTGGGGGCTTTCTGCAAATAGCGGACACTACGCAGTTATTCTAAAACACAAAGGACAGTGGCGACTTATTGATGATGACACGGTTACTGAAATGGAAAAACCCATTGGACATGTCATGTGTTCAATGGCATGGTACAAGAAGATCATTTAATAATTGTTGTTTGAATTGCTGCGGTTCGAGTTCGACCCTTGGAAGAGATGATGCGGTCTAGGGTTATTATTCCAATTTCTATTGTATTCTGAGGCAAGAGTTCGTAGTATTCTTAAAGCCAGTTGTTTTTGACTATTATTGGTATTCTGACGACGGTACATCTCCATGGCACGGCTGAAAATGTATTTCTGCTGTGGAATACTCAACGGGGTATTACGGCTTTTCTGTATAACTTTCTTTAATTGCTGGACTATCATAGGCGTTGGCATTAGTTTCACATTTTGAGTGACATAAAGTCGCGATGACATTTACTATAGCTCGATAAAAAAACGCGTCCTGTGTCTGTCAAAACTTGGACTGAGCATCCACTCACAAACAAAATGGAGTGCTCAGTCTGTTACGGAGAATCTGGTCCGTTCCAGAAGTTGTCATGTGGACACGATTTTTGTGCCGGGTGTATAAAGAACTGGTACCTCAAGGGAACTGGTTCTGGGTGCCCCATGTGCCGCAGTCCTATTTATTTCAAAGGCTTCCACAAAATTCGGAATGAGTGGAATGATGAATCACGTGATATCAAATGCAATGAGGTACTCAACAATGCATTTGATACCCAGCTCGAATATGCACTTGAAATGACAAGTGTATTTCCTAAAAAGTATGGAAAAGCGTTTCTGAGAGATACTCTTGAAGACTTGAAGGACATTGAAAAAACGTTTCGATTCCTTCGACATGAGGATTTGGAAGCTGATGAGATTGAATATCTACTCAACGAAACTGACTTTTACTTTTCTGATAGGAATATCAACAAGAACAGATGGATTGACGAACCTATCGTCAAAGAACACGCGACGCAGTACCCGCAATTGCAGCGAGCTAAAGGTTCTCGGCGTAGAGAAGGTCAAGAGGGAGCAGAATGGGAAATGATAGTAACATTTTGGACAGTGTAATATGGAAACATCTTCCTCATGAAATCGTGCGTAAAATTGTCTTATTGTCCGACCCGTCCATAGATACGCGTCTTTATTTTAAAATTCCACCACGTAGACTTGATGAAAGAAAGAGCTGGCGACTGTGGTACCTTCTCAAGTCTCATGATGGAATTATATACAACCTAGAAACAAGCTCTTTGCATATTTTTAGAATCCCAGGAAAACACATTATCCATCGTCTAGTTGAATTGAATATACATGATGAATGGATGACTATCCTGAATGAAAATGAAAAACCACATTCGGTTGAGACGTACGATGACAATGGGGACTGTATGATTAGTTGTTCAACAGATGTATTTTATACTGAACTACGCGTTTTATTAAAAGGTTCACGTCATAATCTTGCAAATGTCTGAAATTTTGTACACGATGTTGAACAAGTGATGTCGTTCTGCTACACTCTTCGGAGGGTCGATAATCTCAAGCTCAATCTGATACTCCGTCGCATCCTCAGAATCCTTATCATCTGCATCCCCACTTACTTCAGAAAGGTCAATCGATAGACCTTTGCGCAGAAAAGAGTACCGCTTACGCTTTTTAACGCGAGTAAAGTTTTCGTCGTCAACATCTGCGTCGCGGTCATACGCCACCTCTGAAGAAATACCTAGACGTGCATCCACTGGAAATCCAGAAAGTACTTGATCATTTACAAGCAAACGTTTCTTGATGACACACGACTCCATCTCGTCAGTCAGGTCATTCATCACGACACGCTTCCCTGCAGCGGTATCAATGTATACCGTCGACTGTGTCTCCTTGACACTCTCCCAACCATCAAATTTACGAAGACGCCGAAGAACCTTTTCAAATGTAGCATGTCCAACATTCGTATCAAACTTGCCACGGTTCACCTTGCCGAGCCGAATCTCAATCTCAACATTCGGCTGATCCTTGTATTCGTTGATCGTGTTTTCCCAGGCGCCGAACACTGCAGTCATAGTTTCCATTGAAAACAAGGCACGTGTACTGTTTAAGTCCAACGGGCACGGAGTGTCCGTTGTCCGCCGCAGACCGTTTTAGACGTCTAGATCTGCACCAACGTAATTCTCCTCAAGCGCGTCAATCCCGTGGACAAACTTCTGATTTGCATACGCCTTGCCTCGGTAGGTCATTGAGCCGCTCCTGACATCAATTTCTCGAGACGAAAACGGACCCGCGTAAATATCTTCGTTGAACTTGCATCGCCCAAGTACGTTTTCTTGACAATGCTGATTGAAAATTTGTACAAACAACTTTTGAGGAATGTACTTGTCTGGTCCGTATACAACCTTGTCGCTTGCCAAAAAGTTCTGCAAAGGATTCGTGACTGTTGCCACCTGCGCCTGCACAGACTTGAAGTACGCTGGCAAAACACCCCAAATATCCTTCTTCGAATACTTGCGTGAGTAATCAAGGTAGGCACGAATACATTTACACAAAATTGTCGGGATTTCAGCATCCAGTTTTCCGTCAAGCTGAGGATCTGGTTGAGACACCTGGCGTGCAAAGTTCCACGTCACCAACCGACGAAGCACTGATCCAGAGTTGTCACGATAACTTGGAACCTCGTTTCCGGCAAGAATACCTGGAACATTCCACGTCATTGACAATGCCTTTTCATTCTTACGTGCAATTGACACATCCTCGCCGGATACCATCGACTGGAACTCAGCCTGCTCGAGTGCCAAGTCACCCTTGACTTCAGGGCTGATGAACATGAACCCGTCATGAATTGACCAAAGCCCAAACTTCTTCTCGATGTTATTTGAGAGCGTCCGGACATCTTCAGAGTCGTAAAAGCGTTTGCACACCTTGGTGATAATTGTTGATTTACCAGATCCGGCAATACCTTTCAGGAATGGAATTACTTGCCATGCATCCTGATCATTTGTATCAAAGCACAAGCGACCGATGAACACATACATCCACTCCATCACCTCGGTGGAAAAACGCTGATACTCCATGATTGATTGAATGACAGGCGTTTTGATATCCTGCCAAGCCTCTACATTCATAATCTCTTCAGGAAACTCCTGATCAAAAAACTTGCAGCTCACAACTGTCGGGTCTAGGTTTGCAATGTCATCTGAACCGTAGGGATAGAAACGAGACGTGTATCCGTCATCCTTCCACTCCTTTCCAACAAAGATTCCATTTGTAAATGACCAAACCGTCCGGTTCTTCTGAATCTCAGGAAACTGAATGTCACGACACATGGACAAATGGACAACTGTATCACGAACGATACTTCCTTTGCTGGTGAGGTTGCGCCACATGTCATACTTGTCCTCTTTCTGAGTGTAGAAGTACACAAACTCCTTGATTTCCATGATGGGCTTCCACGCGCGAGTCAAATGTCCATTTGATGTTTCAATTTGTTTGCAGCATTGTCCCTTGTACCGCTTCATCTTCTGAGTATACGTTTTGTTCAGGAGGTACAGGAGCAGCCGCTGGTACGGGCTGGCATCGTCCTCTTCATCTGGAGAGTCTAGTGTCTTGCAGCGAAACAGTGAAGAATCCATATCACCAGCCATTGGTGCAATTGTCGGGCTGTTGATTCTTTCAAATGACCGGACGTACCGGAAAATGATTTCATAGGCGTCATCTGCTGTTTCGATGAGTCGCATCAGGCGAAATGCTATGCGAAACTCGTCACCATTGACATCCTCTGAAGATTTATCCTTGATTCCTAGTTCGCTCGAACGATGATACAGCTCGGAGAAGAGGTTCACCAGGCGACGCTTCTGTTCCTGAATCCGCTCCAGATCCACGTTCTGGGGCATTCCGTTCGGGTCCAGTTCGTCATCCCGGAAAAATTGTCTAAATCCATTGGTGAGCGGTGCGAACCGATCACCTTTACAGGTGAGACCCATCTTTTCCTCGAGTTGACCGATGAAATGTTCGAGACGTTCTGGGATGAGACTTGACACCTCAGAACGCATGACTTCCATGCGAATTTCATGAGCATGCTCAGGTGGTTGGTCCCGGTCGAGTGTGTGAACATCAGCCGGGACCGTCATAGTACAAGAGCGTTATATTTTTTTAAGAGGCCAGACCCCGTCCCCGCCGCAGGTGGGGACAATGCTAGAGAAATACCGGACCCTGACCCCGCTGAAGGTTCAAGCAGGTGCGGCGGTGTACACTGGGGTGGGAGGAGCTTTGCACTCACATCCCTTCATGTTTGTTACAGCAGACAGCAGCTTCACCAGGATGAGATTCTGCTTCTCCAGATGCTTGGCAATCAGACCTGTAGAATCCTTCAGGCTGGCGAGAGACGTGGCGATCGTCTCACCATCATCAGTCGCCAGAAAGCTACCAAGAGCCTCCATGGGATCCATCATCTCGTCAAACTCATCGTCGCCCTCACCATCAAGATCAATGTCTGGGTTATCATCATGGTCAGCCATTTATAGTACGGGGACAAAAATGTTTGTGTCCTGTGGCGCGGCTCGTCCCAAATTATTTTCTTGGCTAATGTCAAAATGGCGGGTGGACTTATGCAGCTTGTTGCCTACGGCGCTCAGGATGTTTACCTTACAGGTAACCCCAAGGTGACTTTCTTCCAGGCGGTGTACAAGCGCCACACCAACTTCGCCATGGAGCTGATCCAGCAGACGACGAACGGCTCCCCAAGCAGCAGCGGTCGCGTGTCCGTGACAATTGCCCGCAACGGTGACCTGGTCGGCAACATGCACGTTGCACTGACACCCACGTCCAACGTCCTGACATCCAACAACAGTGTGTTCGACACCAACTGGGTGGCTGAGCGTGCTATTGCCGCAGTTGAGCTGACAATCGGTGGTCAGCGCATTGACAAGCACTACCAGACATGGTGGCGCCTGTACGCTGAGGTGTTCCTCAATGAGTCCGACAAGTACGCATGGGGCAAGATGACAACGATGTCCAACCCTCTCGCAAATGCCAGCACAACTGTCGCTCTGTCTCCATCCAAGGTGTACCTCCCCCTGCTCTTCTTCTTCAACCGCAACCCAGGTCTGTACCTGCCCCTGATTGCCCTCCAGTACCACGAGGTGCGTCTTGACTTCGACCTGACGGCATATTACAACAGCTACTTCGGCACGGCCAACGCCTTCGAGGTGTGGGCTAACTACGTGTACCTGGACACAGAGGAGCGTCGCCGCTTCGCCCAGAAGGGTCACGAGTACCTGATTGAGCAGGTGCAGCACACGGGCGGTGATGCTCTGTCCTCGACCGGCACAGAGGGCAACCCCCAGCTGATTCGCCTGTCATTCAACCACCCAGTCAAGGAGCTGGTGTGGTGCTACACCAACCCCAACGCCTCCGCCTCAGTTCAGCTGAATGCCATGTGGAACTTTTGCACCAGCACCGGCAACGTGAACGTCACGTCCAACGTGCTGGCTTTCCAGGCATCCAACAACTACATTGCACCCAACCTGACGGGCGTGCCCCACCTTGTGTCAACTGTTGGTACAACGTCCAGCACATTCGGTCTGCCAGGCACAGCCCCCTTCCCTGGCAATGCCTACTGGATCGAGCAGGGCACCCAGTTCCTGGGCTCTGCCCTCACAGGTGTGGAGGTTGGTCCTCTGCACCTGTTCAAGGTGATCCTGAACGGTCAGGACCGCTTCAAGGAGCAGTACGGCAACTACTTCAACCAGGTCCAGCCGTTCTACCACCACACCGGCACCCCCTACCCCGGCATCTACGTGTACTCCTTCGCTCTGCAGCCCGAGGAGCACCAGCCAACTGGCACTTGCAACTTCTCTCGCATTGACAACGCCCAGGTGTCCGTGCAGATGAAGTCCAACAACCAGGCAACCCTGCAGAAGCTGTTCGCAGTGAACTACAACATCCTGCGTATCCAGTCTGGCATGGGTGGCCTCGCGTTTTCCAATTAAATGGGAGGGCTTGCATTTGTTATATTTTCACATGGGTGGTTCGCTACCCGCCAAAAAGAGGGCTTCGGCCCCAAGAACCCGATTGTTCCGGGTTCTTGGGGCTTAATTTCTAAACTAAAAAAGCGAAGTTCCAGATGCAGGTTATGAAGGCTGTAATCTCACTAAAGCGTAAACAAGCCCTGAAACTGAAAAATGGACCAAAGAAGAAGCAGCTTCTTATCAATATCTCCACTGCTTCAAAAGTACTTAATATGATGGCGCGTAAAGTCTAGCCTTCAACCAATTCCAGAGACAACACTGGAAACTCATACCATTGAAAATCTGAATCAAGTTGAGCTGCATCGCATGGAAATGCAATAAGAATATCCAAATCGATGAATTGTTTCATTTCCTCATCAGTCCCTGAAAATACATTATGATCTCTGACACGTTCAGCTCGAGCATCACTCAGACGAATCAGATTTGAAACCTTTGTGAAACTCACTTGAAGTTTCATGTCATCACAATCCTCGTCATCACAGTGATCATCGATGAATGTATGCGGACGGAGATACGTCATCATGTACAGTTTATCCGTTTCTTCCTTTTTCGTAAATACACTCTGACAAATCTCCATCCCCTCCTTGTACTGTGCATCTGTCAAGTGTTCTTTGATCGAATCGATGAAATCTGAAATATCGTGTGCTGTCATTGTCAAGAAAGAGCAAAACGTCTCTAAACCAAGAAAAATGGAAGAGACTCAGGATCAGTTTTCGATGAAATGCCCTCTGTTCCGTGAAAACATCTGGATCAGGGAGTTTGGTGAGGTTTTTTACGCCAAGTGTCCGACTCCCCTCTGTAATGTGCAATTGTCTCCTTTCAATTTCGAGGTTGGACATATCACTGCAGCGAGCAAAGGAGGGAAGGCGACGTTTGAAAACTGCCGTCCAATTTGTGCTCGCTGCAATAAGTGCAACGGAACTCGTAACATGGATGAATTTTTCGAAAGAACAAATGCAATGGGCAGGTATTTGTATGACGACCAGCCATATGAGGTCGAGTGCATCAAGGATTCTAAAATGTGCAAGGGTAAAACATTCTATCTGATCAAATGGCAAGGGTTTAATGAAGACTATAATTCATGGGAACCAAAGGAAAACCTGCATCTCCCCCCAGACGAATACACATGGGAGATGGAAAAGAGGGTCACGCGTAGTAGCAGTAAAAATGTGTAATGTCACAGTATGGTTTGAAACTGATGTTTTTGAAATCAATAAAAATGGTCAACACCTTTGTCACGTCCAGCTCTGTCGTTGAATGTGCGAAAGCTCTTGATTATCGTCGTCTCGGAAAACAAAGGGTAGAAGCATACCAGCTTTGGAGAGCCCTCATGGGAATCACGAAAGGGTGGACGAGACACCCAGCGACTCTCATGTGGTCTGGACATACATGTTTTTTGGCATTGTATTGTAATACTATGATTGATGAATGGGTGGCTCGTGGATACAAAAACACGATGCAGAAGTTGCCGCATTGTAAAAATCCTAGACCACCGTGGTGGTGGGGCTGGGAACCCATGATCATGTCTCATAAGGCTTCCCTTAATCGTAAAATGCCAACGTACTATTCATTCAAAGTTGGAGACTATGAACGTTGGGGATATATTTGGCCAACAAAAGTTCCAAAAGAACTCCGTCATTCCGAGTCACCGCCACTTGAACTCGTTTGTACTCCTATGTAAGCCGCTTCAAGAAATTTCCATTTGCTTGATGTGAACGCGTCTTGGCGGCATTCGAATACCAGAATGTCTTGCCGTACTTGTTCACTGACCCGTGACCAAAGCCCTTCACGTAATTGTTTGCATTTTTACCAGCGGGAAGATTGAGTGACTTTCCGAAATCAATAATCCATGGTTCGCCTTTGTTGTTGATGATGATATTGTTTCTGTGCAAATCACCATGAATGATACCTGCGTTATGCATCTTCTTCACTTTATTTACAATTTTTTGTTTCAGAGCTGCATTGAGAGGCGGTCCAGTCATGTAGTTTTTCAATGGTTTTCCCTTGATGAGTTGTGTTACTATTATTGTGCCTTTTTTATTTGGTGTAAGTCCTTTTGGAACAAGATTTGCAAAATTTTGAGTCCACAGCTGTTGTGTCCCGTGGAGATATATTTTAGGGGTAATATTGTATTTTCTAATTTTCTGGAGAGAATGTATCTCCGCTTTTGAGTTGTTTGAATTTGCTTGAAATTTAATAGCTACGTTTCTTCCTTTATTGCTTGTAGCTTGGAAAACCGTTCCATATCCACCAGCGCCTAACCGTGAGACAATTTTATATTTTTTCGCCGGTGGAGATTTATTGAGAATATCCTGAGCCTTTTGTACATTTGTTTTATTCACTGGAACTTGGACTGTAGCCTTTTTTTTTATAGTCGTGTATTTCTTGGTCATACCGAGACAAATAATATCGGGCATGTTTCCAATTTTATTATACCTACTAAGAGCGTTGAGTTTGCACATGTTTGAAGTATTTGCAGGAGCAACATCCTTTTGCACTCTACGAATTATATACGCTGTACCACGGGGTAATAGAATTTCAAATTCATCCGAATATTTTGTAAACCCAAACATCATGAGACATTTTGAACCAGGCATTAAAAGAATTCTTTGAACTGTATGAGCAGAGGACGTTCCTGGCGCTGTTGCAAATTCACGTGCCTTTTCACCTCTTATTGACGTTGAACAAAACCGATTGAGAACATATTGTTTATCCTGTACACCAGTCATGTACGTGTCATCCTTGACGCCACGGAACACTGTAAATGCTTTTTTAGTCGCAGGAGCGCGTTCAATAAGTGCATTGAGTTCATCAATAAACATCTGCGAAATGGATTTAATAATATTTTCATCTTTTTCTTCACGAACTCGTTTTAAAACCTCATTGTAATCTTTGAGTATGTCACCAGTGTTCACCTTGTACACGTCGCGTGCCTGGAAAAAGAATGCAAAGTAATTACCTTGCGTCGTCAAAGTTGTAACACCTGCTTTAAATTGAGCCATACTAAATCGTCCATCGAGATATGCATGAGCCCATGAATCTCCATTATGTGAATATCCATACATGAGAAACACATCACGGGGTCCAAGTGATCTCAAAAATTTATTTTGTGCCTGAAACCACTCCATGTCTATGACTTGGTTCATCGTAACGCCTGAAAAGTTCTTTGGTGGAGGATAATACAGATATTCGAGCTGTTTTGCAAATTGATATTGATTATAGTTGATAGTGAATGAATTTGTTCTCACGACGAATTGAACCTTGGCGAGATTATCTTTCCATGAATGATAGTCACCCCCCATTCCATGGCACCCAGCATAATTAAATTTCATTGTATTAGCCCGATTGATATACCCAAATCCCTTGTTTTTGTTCTCACAAAAGGCGAGATGGGCGTTTACGACTGGTTTTTTATTAAGGGCAGCCTTTTTACGTTGAGCAATAACCCTTAAAAGTTGAGCAATTTTTGCAAATTTACTTGCTTTAAGTGTATGTGAAGCAATTGGTTTTGACACAGCAATAGGAACGGGAACAGAAACTGACGGACCTGCGGTCGAAGGACCTGCGGTCGAAGGACCTGTGGTCGTCTTTGATTTTTTGTAATCCTTGATTGTCATGTTCTTTCCGTTTTTGGTTACTGTGCTACTAACATATAGTCCTTTAAGTGCACCAGTGGCTGTCTTATAATAATACGAATCGACTCCGTGTTTTTTATACACATTTTGTCCGAGATGTTTTATGTTAAGTTTAGTGTACTTGGAACCCTTGACATAAATGTTTGAACCAATAGTAGTACCTGCTGTCGCTGGACCTTTTCCTTTCAAGTAATTTTTCAATGTCGTGTATGTTCCATTTGGTTTTATTAACGAATTTGAATTTTCTAAAGGAAAGAATGATTTATTTTTACCTGTCGCACTAAAATGATAAGTTCCGTTATTCTTCTTGTACACATTGGAATATGCATATTTTAGATTTACTTTTGTGTACCCAGGGGTCACAGGACCTGGGGTGGCTTTTGACTGTTTGTAGTTTTTGAGTGTCACCACGGTTCCATTTGGTTTCTGAACTTTACCGGAAATAAGTAATTGTGACTTTTTATTATTTCCAATCCAATATGTATTCACACCATTCTTTTTATAAATGGGTTCTTTTGAGTGTGGATGAACGAGATTTGTTTTCGTAAACGTCGGTTTGCCCATACAAATAATCTATATTTTATTCAACGACGGTCGTCACTGCGGTACGCGCGGTGCTCTGGCCACCATCCGGGGCTTGGGCGAGTTGGGTAGTCGTACCAGCCAGCTGGACGACGGTGAGGACGCATGAAAACTGCAAAGAATACAAGGATGATAAGAACGATGAGAAGAGCCTGTGTTCCGTCGAGACCTGCCATTTAAGAAGTGCGTAGAAAATAAATCAGGCATGACAGTTGATACACAACTCGAAAGGTTGGAAGATGTACTACGCATGGAACTCAACTTTCAATTAACAGTACATACATCATATCAATATTGGGAACAATTTGACGCGATGGACAATGAAACGTGGGAGAATATAAACGCAACGATACGTGACGTATTTTCTACATTGATCCGTATGTACGGGTATACCCCAGCGGTTCCTATACTACAAAATTGTCGTAACATGCTTATTCATGTTGTATGGGCGGCTATAAACGTTCCATATCCTCGCAATCCATTTGATCACATCATAAGTGTTATTGATAATACAATCAATGTGTATATACGAACGACATATGCACCTCTAAGAACCGAGATGATCGTAGCAAACCACTTCGCACAAGTTATTCAACGCACTTGGAGACACGTCATATCTAACCCTGCGTACGCCATGTGTCGTTCTAGACTTTTGAATGAATTTAAAAAAATATCTTCATGAACAAATATGCATGGAGATATTTTTGAGGGACTTTAGGAATACTTTCAATCCACAGACTGAACGTCCGTGGGGTGGTGTATGGTCGGCTACAAATTTTTATGAAAAACATCACATTTTGATTGCAGTCTTGACAGACGCTCACTTGGGTGAAATCACAGAAATGAACATAAGAGAATTGTATAGACTTTCTCTAAAGTGCGTTGAGATGATAAACGTAAAGAAAAAAATATATTACTAAATAGTAAGATGCAAATCTTCGTCAAAACACTCACGGGTAAGACTATCACACTCGAGGTGGAGAGCTCAGATACCATCTCAAATGTCAAGGCTAAAATTCAGGATAAGGAAGGCATCCCACCGGACCAACAACGACTTATTTTTGCTGGAAAACAACTAGAAGATGATCGTACAATGGCTGATTACAACGTACAGAAAGAATCCACACTGCACTTGGTACTGCGCCTGCGCGGAGGTGTTTAAAAAAACTTCATACTGTATGTGGTTACATGTGTATGATGATCAATTGTTTGTCGACACGGATGCGTACATTGAATCACAACCTGTCAAATTCGAACAAGTTGAAGATGTTATTATAAGTCTCAGCCAACCCGTGAATGCATATATTGATGTATCACGGGTTGATTTATTTCAAGTTGATATCGTAGGTCTCATAAAGATTGTATGGGAATTGCACCGGAAAACAAAGGATCAGCCGCTTTTAAAAAATATATATTTTAAAGGCGCGAGTCCGTATGCTAAATCTATATGGAACACTCTTCGATACATTCTACCTTCATTCGTAACTCGTTGCGTAATTTTTATCACGTGAGATACTCCAAAAATCCGCAAGTTCTCCAGGTACAAATGTTTTGCTTTTTTTTGAAAATATCGGTATTGCTTCGGATGTTTTTATAATGAGTTCATCAGCTTGGACTTGTGCGTCTGTTTTTAGTGTCTTCTTCGATGGAAAGTACCGATACACGAGAGATCCAGATACGAAACCGATAATGAATTCGTACATGTTTTATTTGTGTTTGTTTTCTTTACAAAGAAAAAATGTCATGTGTCCATCAAGAACATACACACGGAAACACTAAAAAATGTGGAACGTTTTCGTAGACGATACTGATGTCCCGGAGTGCATCGGCACATTTGAGAGCGAGGCTGAAGCTCAAGCGTGTGCTGATCAATACCCACATGGGTTTGATTTTATATATTCAGTTCATGATGATCAAGTTAAAATTCTCAGGACCTATTCTTAGGTGTGTATAAAAACCACGGTATTCCTGTATTTGGTATTTTGTTTTTTAAAGTTTTTGGTATATTTTTATACGGTATCCTTTTTGCACCAAGTTTCAACATGATACGTCCTGAATAATGCAGATTCCTTTGATTTTTCTGCATAGCAAAAATATTCTTTGTCATTTGATAGACTTTTTTCTTATTGTTGTTTGCTGCATTAGTTACGAATTTACGCATCTGAGTTCCTAGCCCAGTGCGTTGTTTATTTCGAGCAGTTTTACCAAATACAATATAGACTGATTTATTATTCACGGGCTCAACGTTTACGAAAGTTTTGTTATTCCCTTTGAGTTGAATACGTGCAAAAGGTTTACCACCACCATTGAACTCGTTCAATTTAAATCTATTATTCTTATTCACACGATTACGCAAAGCATTTTTATAAAATTCAAACTCAAAATTACGCGTCACGTTGTTCATTTATCAAGGACGAAGATTAAATTTGTTTACATTTCTGTTGTTATTCTTGTTTCTAAGAACGAATGCATTGAGTGTAATAGCATTTCTATTAAGACCGTTTATTTCTGCACGGACTGCAGACTCTAACTGTCTGCGAGTTTTAATTACTCTACCGGTCTGTGCGTTGTACAGAGATCCATTTTTGTTCACAGTAGGTTTCCCTCTATTGTATCTGAGAGCATGGAGTGCTCGTGCCAAACTTAGATTTGTGTACTGTTTCATAATAGGTTTATTGATATGAATGTTACGTAGAAGATTCCCATTATTCTTGGGCTGAACATATCTTTTCGTCGTTGACAGGTGTTTAAATACAACTCCAATCGCGTTCACAGCTTTTTTGTTATTACTCATTGTTATTTATTGTCAAGAAAAAATGTCATGTCCTCGGCAATAAGTATCACTGCTCTAAAATTTTATATGCAAAATGCACAATCGCCAGACCCTGATGATGGCTATGGATGCTAAGATCAAGAAGGCTCGGGCGCACCTGAGTCACGGGTTCCATGACCCAGCTATCATGGAAGATATTGCATGTCTGTCGGACATTCTCAAAACGTACACACTTTTTGAGAATGTTCTCTTCAAGTCGAATATGGATATTGACTAATTGAAAATAAAAATATTAATAAATAAATATGGCACCTATTCATAACGCTGCAGCACGCGGAAATCTCGATGATCTTAAAAGACTTGTAAATTCTGGCGCAAATAAGAATGCTAGAGATGGTCGCGGAAGAAGTCCATTAGAATATGCGGTTAACCATAAACATCTGAATATTATTCAGTATCTTCTGAAAATAGGTGCAATCAAAAATTCTGGAAATTCTAAAATTGCTCCATTACACCATGCTGCTAACAGAGGCTATGTGAATGGTATCCATGCATTGATCAATGCTGGTGCAAACAAAAATGTTAGATCGGGGTATAATGGAAGTACTCCATTACATATCGCTATTAATAGAAACAAGCTAAATGTAGTTCGCACTTTGCTCAATGCCGGTGCAAACAAAAACAGTCGTACAACCGATGGAAATACTCCCTTGCATATTGCGGTTCATAGAAAATATATAGAAATAGTTCGTGCTTTGCTTAATGCTGGTGCAAAAACCAACATTAAAAATAAGAGAGGTCGAACTGTGTATAACATTCCAACTACAAAAAACATAAAAAATCTTCTGAATAGAGAATATAGACCACCTGGTACAAATGGACCGAATAACATAGGAGGATCAAAATACCTCGAAGCACTCAAAAGATGGAATCCTCCCACAGAAAAGACGAAAGCACCTCCGCCACATCATGTTGGTCGTAACCCTCATCCCGTTTTAGCCAATCTTCCACCAGAGCCTAAAGGCTTTCCTAATCGACCTCTCAATACTTCAATGACTCCTTTTCCACACCTTCCGAAAGGTAAACGGATTTATGTGATGGTGTGACAAGAAAGAATGTCATGTACTTGTCAAAGACACAAAGTATATGAAAACTCACAAAACAAAGAAATGGAGTTTACTGTCCTTTCTTACGAGCCGTGCACTTTCAACTACCTGATTCCTGCACCGAACGTAACAGAGGTGGACGAGATTACACGCATTACGAAGGAAGATGAGTCCGAGACCATCACAGATCTGAAGGCTCAGAGTATCAAGGTACTTACGCATTACCGTGGATATATGCTCTATTGTCAAGGGGGTGTGACAGTTCATCGTTATGCTCCGAATTCTGACGATGTGAATGGTCATTCGTATTTTCCAGACCATGGAACCGAAGAGGATGTTGTTATCAACGGGCAGTTCAAGGCACGCGTGAAATATGCGTAACTAATCACCACCCTCAAAAAAAACTCGTGTCAAGCCAAGGTCCCAATGTCCTTGTTAAAGACATAAAGAACAAAAATGGATTGTCCTATATGTTACGAGAGTCTTTGTTCTAAAACGACCACCACGGGAT